TGAGTGATAGACTATTGTCTGCAATGCAGGATATTCGTCCTGAATGCTTAAGTCTAACTTTTGCTTTGGTTGGCTCTTGATCATATGCTTGTACTCATCCACTGCCGGCAAATCTACAAAGTTGAAGTCCGCTAGCTGACCAACCGTAGACGACTCTTGTTTGGAGAGCCACCTAGAAAAACTTTCCCTAGTCAAGGACATTTTATTCGTTCCACTGAATTCTTTGTCGATGTACGCATCCCAAAACTTCTCAGCCACTAATGATGCAGTATCCTCTATGTCAATCGTCCCTGTCAGATCCGGCGCGTTCATGTTTCTTTTAATCATAGCAACTAAATTTTCAAGTAAACCTGCTGTTCTCGGCATTTCTGCCGCGGTTCTTATCTTAGGTTTAAGAAAACAAGGTTGCTCTTTGGGAATTTGCACGGACTTTGAGAAGTCGATTCTGCAATCCTTGACATTTAAGGAAATATCCCTCAAATTCATAGTTACAGCATCAAATTCATTTAGAATAGTACTGTTTCCAGGAAGAAGAGTGTCATAATAGAATTGCATATCTCGCCAATCTCCTGATTTGGGTGTCTGAACGAACAAATTCGTTCCCTTGAATACTGCATCTATCTGTAATTGCTATTGGATGCCGGCTTCGACCTTGTACATATCGAGAATGAAGTTTGACAACTTCTCCATTTCAGAAATCACATTCACCATCGGGTCCAACACAACGGTGTAGTACCGACAGCGAGTTGTATGTCTTGTCAACGCCACTAACACATGCGGTGAAGCTCTTGATATGATCTCTAACGGAGTTGATGTCAATCGGACGATGGAAGTCTTCTCGTACGTTTCCCCTTGCACCTCGTGCACTGTGTTCACATCCGTGTAACCCTTTTCCAGCAATTCGAACTTGTCAGCCTGTGTGAAGGTCAAAATTTTTCCCTCTAACGGCAGAGTTATTGGGTTAAATGCACCTTTCCCTCTCACCACTTCTGCGTTCACAGATCTCTCAACGGCGCTTGTGCACATTACCGCCCCGTCGTACTTCTTGTTCAAGAAAAATGTGACGTCTGCGGGGCATCTCAACGTAACTCTTCTGACCTCCTTCTCGTCTACCACAAGTTTTGCAAAGTGAGCAGGATACGGGAAATTCG